GTACTGTTACATTCTTTGTCAATGGTCCTTCTGAAAATATTAACCAACAAGTTGTTGGATCTTTAAGATGTAATAACGTAACGGCAGCAATTGGTGGAGCGGGACAACCAACAGTAGAAGAAACAATAAACTATGTTGCATTTAACTTCTCATCACAAAACAGAGCGGTAACGGTTAATGACTATGAAGCTATAATCAGAAAGATGCCATCTCAGTTTGGAGCACCTGCAAAAGTTGCAATAACTGAAAACAATAATAAGATTCAAGTTCAAATTTTATCATACGATACTTCAGGTAACTTAACATCAATTGTATCAAACACTTTGAAACAAAACTTAGCAAATTATTTGTCAAACTATAGAATGATGAATGACTATGTTTCAATTGAAACAGCTGAAGTTATTGATCTTAGTTTTGAAGTTTCAGTTGTATTAGACGCAACACAGAACCAAGGACAAGTTATTACAAATATTATCAATAAGTTAACAACATTCATGAATCCACAAACAAGACAACTTGGACAAAACATTTATTTGTCTGAATTGAATAGTTTGATTCAAGACGAAAATGGAGTTATCACTGTTACAGGTATCAATGTATTCAATGAAGTGGGAGGACAATATTCATCATTCCAAACATCAATGGCGTATTCTGATGATGTTACAAAACAAATTAGACCTGTTGATGACACAATATTTGCACAACCAAATCAAGTTTACCAAATTAGATATCCTCAGAAAGATATTAAGGTAAGAGTTAAGAACTTCCAGAACGTTCAGTTCTCTTAAGTTTATTTACAATTTTATTAGGTTATTATTAAATTGTACGCCCATTTACATTTCCTTAGAAAATGGGGGTTAAACTATTTATCAAAAAAGAGATGAATGACCAATTCTTACAGAATTAAAACACAAGTAGGGTCTGACCAAACAATAAATGTACAGATAGATCAAGAGTTCGACTTCTTAGAGATTCTATCTCTGAAGATTCAAAGTGATGATATCTACACAAGAAACTGTGCAGACTATGGTGTTATTGTTGGCCGTGTTACTGCTAACGGAGGATTCGGATTACCAAATGTAAGAGTATCTGTTTTCGTACCTTTAGAACAAGAAGATGAGAATAACGAAATTATCTCAACACTTTATCCTTACAAATCAACTAATGACAAGAATGAAGATGGGTATAGATATAATCTATTACCATATGAAAAATCTTATTCAAAACACGCCGCAACAGGGACATTCCCTTCAAGAAATGATGCTTTAACAAATCCAACAGTTGTTACTGTTTATGACAAATATTATAAGTTTACAGTAAAAACAAATGATAGTGGTGACTACATGATAATGGGTGTTCCATTAGGAGACCAAACAGTGTTCATGGATTGTGACCTATCTGATATAGGTGAGTTTAGTTTGACACCACAAGACTTGATAAGAATGGGTATTGCAACAGAAAGCCAATTATCAGGAAACAATTTTAAATCATCACCTGACTTACAATCATTACCACAAATTATTTCACTTCAGGCAAATATTAGTGTAGCACCATTATGGGGACAACCTGAAGTTTGTCAACTAGCAATTAATAGAGTGGATTTTGATTTGAGAGAAAATGCTAACATTGATATACAACCGACAGCTGTATTCATGGGATCAATAATTTCCGCAAGTGATAGACGAGTTATAAGAAAGAATTGTAGACCCTCAACTGAGGCGGGAAACATCTGTGACTTAGTATCAGGACCAGGAGAAATCCTTGCCATCAGACAAACAATAGGACAAGATAGTACAGGTAAACCTGTTTTAGAAGAATATGAATTTGATGGTGGATCCAAAGTAATAGATGGGGATGGAACGTGGTTAGTGGATTTACCAATGAACTTGGATTATATCATAACCAATGAATTTGGCGAAAGAACGATATCATTAGACCCTTCAGTAGGTATACCGACAAAGGGAAAATATAGATTCAAAGTTAAGTGGGAACAATCTCCTGATATGGGAGAACAGGTTAAGAGAGCTTATTATCTTTTACCAAATGTGAGAGAGTATGGTTGGACCTCTTCATCATTAGATCCGTCAAATTTTACAACAGGATCTACTTCATATCAACAATATCAAAAGTCTTACGCCTTTTCTTTGGATTGGAATGACTATGCTGATCCAACAACAGCAATTAGTTGTCAAGATACTTTCTATGAGTTCGGATATAACAGAGTGTATAGTCCATCTCAATTTATTGACGGATATCACAATGGTTCCAACAGAGGAAGATTTATTGGTATAAAAGAAATATTAGATTCGACTTGTGATTCAACAAATAATAAGTTTCCAACGAACGACGGGGTTAAGAATTTTGATTTGATTTTCATTCTTTTCAACTTCTTTTTTAGTTTCATAACATTGTTACTTATACCATTGATGGTTGTTGTACATATATTGGCATTTTTATGGCCGATACTTAAAATTTTAATTACATTTGTTTATGGAACATTAGCAACATTTGTATTTGTCTTATGTAAAATTGTAGATGCGATTCCATTTGTTAACATTAATTGTCCGAGACCACCGTCATTCAGAGACATCTTTAATTCTTTAGGAGACCCTTTCAAAAATATTTCATTACCAACAATAACATATCCGGATTGTGAGCTTTGTTCATGTACTAATGAAACACCTGAATCTAGTGCGAATGCTCAGGCTTTTGTACAGGAGTCCTTAAAAACAACCTCTTTGACATTGTTAGCCGATACACCAAATCCTGTTTCTTATGGTAATCTATTTGATGAACAATATTGTACTGATGATACTTGGTTCAAATATTATAATACAACTTATTTCAACTTAGATCAACAATCAATTTCATGTAGAAGACAGACTGTTGAGAACCCTGCCAATGTATATCAAACAGATGTACAAAGACTCGTTGCGGGTAATAATCAAAATATTGTTGGACAAAGAACACCGGCAACAATTTGGTTTGCGGATAGACCAAGAGCGTCTTTTGATTTAACTTTAACTGAAAGACTCAATTTATTTAATCTTAAGAATCAATATTTCAATAGTAATGGAGGATTCAACCAAGTTAGAACATATGTCGCATCAGATGTTGCGGCCAACTCGGGACAGTATCACTATGACAATACAATAACAATTTTATGTGATCCTGTTGCATTAGAAAATTTTGTAACAGGTAGAGTTATGACGTTTCAAAATCCATTCAATTCTTTGGATCCGAACGTGAATGGTGCTGAGACTAACTTCTCAGGATTTTCGTCATCAACAGGGTACGCTAAGAACTTGAGAGCGATTACAGTAAATTATGCGAATCCGGATAATCCCGATCAACTATTATCTCAACAATATATTGTTAACCAATCCGCAGATACTATTCAAAATTGTTGGGTTTCCACAATAACTGCGGAAACGGGTACACAATGGTATTATACAGACTGTGACGGTGTTTATCATTCAGGAAATACATTGATAACAGGTACAGTATGTGTGAATGATTTATTCCCTTATGAAGGAGTTGCGATAACAAGTGCAAGATGTCAAGAACCTAAGTTTTTAATGTATTCAAAGGTTAAGTCAGATTGTGAATACTTCCAAGTTATTACTGCAATGACTTATAGTAATTTTTCCTCTTTGAATCCACAGGTTTTCACAGGACAAAGAAGTTTGAATGAAAGATATATTGCTGGTGCAATGTACTTGTGGGAAGAGCATCATGTTAAAACAGGTTTTTTAGGTTTGGGACAAGGAGCTAAAACTTGGCAACCAATGTATGTAACAAGACCATACTATGCAATACCTGATAACAAAGAGATTTGTGTGGTTGTATTACAAAGAGGTGTTGACCCTAATAGTACCAGACAAACAACAACAGTAGACATATCAAGAATATGCGGGCAGCCATATGGAACGGTACAAGTTACATCAAAATATAAATTGAATATCCCAATACAGCCAGGGTTAGTGTTACCAAGACACGACCAATATTCTACAAATGAAAGTAGTCCTATATTTTTTGACTCATATATTTTCCAACCCGGTACAAATTACTCGGGATACACTACAAACATGCCTTCGTATTATTCAAGTTTGGATTCGACCAAAGTTGGATCATTCCAAGTGAAAGCGGGAAATACATATTCTATTTTGGATTCTACAAAGGTAGCGGTAAATTCAGGAAGTTATGGTGCTTATTTAAAGGCAAACACTTCTGTTAACGTATTTGGAATGTCACAATATCCAATCGTAAGTTCACAACCGAGATATAGTCCTGTTCAGACTATTATAAATGCTAATGACTTTAACTGGTATTCAGTATTTGGAAGATATTACTCAGAAGTCTCACAAGGTAAAGAAATGGTGGGATATTGGAATGATGAATATGTTGAAGGGGGTGCATACTTCTTTGCGTCAGTCGGAGGAAGTGTTGAGGAAGGTTTGGCTTCTTTAAGATACGATAGATTTGTTTATTTTTCTCCGGTATATTCAACAGCAACTACAATGTCTATGCAAGCTCAAACAGAAAAAATTGTTATGAGAACAGATAGACTTCCAACATCAACATCACGATCAGGATATGAGAACAATAGTTATTTGTTACATCAAAATACTAATTTCAGTTTTTACTTTGTTAGTGATGAAGGTGCGGTTGAATCTTATGATGATCAAGGTGCATCATTCTTAATTAACGAAGCAACTGAAGACTTGAGTCAGTATGAAGAACAATTTACATCAACCTTTACATGTCAAGGATTAGTACCGTTACAATGTTATTCTGGTGATTCAGAATCATTTGGTGTTAAGCCGACAACCGATCCATGTTATAAGAAGGCTGTTGTTAAAGGAGGATGTTATGTCTTTGTAAGTAAGGTTATATTGTCATTACCTAATGACTTTAAACAATTAGGTGAATACAAGGCAAGAACTAGAGTAAACTTCGCAGCATGTAGAGGGGTATTTGGCCATACCTTTATCAATAACTGGGTTAACGGTGTTTTATATCATTTCCCTTTTAGAAATTTAAGATTTTATAAATCTCCTTTAGACCCTGTAGATCCTAATGGACCATATAATGAGTTCTGTAAGGATACAATTGTATTACATGAAAAGACCAATAGTTTTTATTATAGATCTTCACCATACAATTTATCAAGTAAAACATTTGTAGGTAAGCAAAGAACTCCTTCACCAAGAAGAAGAAACGAAAAAGAAATTTTATTCCCGACAACCGTTATGGATATGGGACCAAGAGATGCTTTTACTCAAGAAATTTCATTGAATGAAGAATTTTATGGTTATAATATGACTAATATACCAACAACTACATTCCAAGACCCTGCGGAAATTTTAAATCTATTTATAATATCAAGACAAGTTAACTCTAATTGGTTAGGTAATCTCGTTGGTTTAGGAGATGGATCAATTAATGCTTTCTTTACAAGAAATAAGTCAAAGATAGATGGGGATTATGCTCAAATGATTTCAATTAATTCGGAACTTGGAGTTCAAGAATTTAATTTTGAAGCTTATACGGCACAATCAGGATCAAGTACAAATAATCCATTCTACGTTGGACAAGATAGAAGTGGTAATCCAGTGATTGGTATTTTCTTTTCTTCTGATACGGTTACAAGAGACTTAGTTACTCCGAGAAGATTGATTAGAAATGATAATGCAACATATAATAGTGCTGTTTATGATTACTTACCTGTGAAAACACAGGAAGTTCCATTCTATGCTTGGCAAACAAGAGATAGTAACGCTATTTTTGGTAATGAGAATAATGATTGGAGAACAGGATCTATTCAAAAAAATCTATATCAAAAATTAAATAGAACGGATATAACATCAAACTACTTTATGGGTGAAAATCCAAAGGCGGATTTCATGAAAGGATACATTTATAATAGAAGTAATGTTTTATTCGGACCTGGAACAACAGCTGAGGCATATCAGTTCGAAGGAGATAAAAACACTGCCGATTCACCGAGTTACGATCCGGTTAATCTAAACTCTTATTTCACTGTTGGATTACCTTTCCATTTCTATTTTGGATTATCGAGAGGTAAGAGTGCGATGAATAGGTTTGTTAAAAAATATGTTGATTAATGGATAATACAATTATAGTACCAAGTAGATTAAGGTATAAGTCAGCACCAACTATAGATCAACAAGTTGGTGTATCAGTAGATTCAAAAACAAATGAACTTACTGAGTATGATAGAATTGCCTCAGTTAACCTGGCAACATTATTTGATGATGAAAGACAAGCTTCCACAACATTCAGACCAACGTTTAAAGTTGCTCCATTATATGAAAATGCTTATACGGGAACAACAGAATATGTTCCGTTCTTATACAACCTGTATTATGTTGATGCTGAAAGATCTTTGTTAAGCGGGTCTTGGAAAGGGTATCCACAGTATTATGAGTTTGAGTTTTTTAGACCTAATATTTCCGATCAACACATTCCTTATGTTAGTAGAAGTGCTTACACTTATAATTGGACTTATTACTTAACTTTACCTGTAGAGAACAATTATACTCAACAATTGTTTTGGACAAATGGTACTGACGAAATCAATTGGTTAGCTGGAGATGGAATACCGTTTATTGTTAATTTAAAGTCGTTTAACGGGACTGATTTCATTTCTTGTAAGTGTATTGCCGAACATAACTTACAGATTGGTGATTACGTTGAATTTAACTTTAGTTACGGTAATCAAAAACTTTTCCAAGTTAATTCTTTAGGAGACGGTACTTTTGCGTCTGAAACATATATTTTCAATTTATTTAATGTTGGATATACAGGAAATACCTTTACAAATAACAAAAAAGGGGTTTTCAAAAAAATATACGATATATCAAATTCTGCCGAAACAAGATCAACATATTATATCAAAATGCATAAAGTCATAACAAACGTAAATGACTTAGTTGTAACCAAAACAGGATTCGAGGAATTACCATTTTCTTCAAATAAGAAATTTGAGTTTTCATCTTTAACGCCAAATAACATTTCAAGAATTTCTCAAAAGAATGCATCTCAAACATACACGTTTACAATGAATTATGATTTAGATATTAAAAATTTGTTGGACAATCAGAAGAGACCTTTGAATGAAATTTTCTTAACAATAATCAATAAGGGTTATTCGGGTTATTTTAATAAACCAAATCAAGGTACTGGTGTTAAACAAGGATGGCAATTTAATATCACTCAACAAAATAATCTTTATTGGGATGACTCAAATCTTAAATCTAATTCTAATATTGGATTCTCTTCATACACGCTAACAAGTGGATCTACAGAGACTTTCTATTATAATTTGGATTTTAAATCTGGTGATACAATCTGTGGTGATTGGTGTGAATGGAATAACATTACCCAAACTGAAAGAATTATCTCGCCATATTATCAAAAAATAAAATATAACCAAGATGTGTTTAAATCTTCTGATGTACCAACAACTAATCCAAATGGTTATTATTATCAGCCTCACATAGGAATGAAGATCAGACAATTTTCAAACTATGTTGAAACAGGACAAATCGAAAACGTGGATAATGTTCCGTTTTGGTCATATTACTCTAACAATTATAGAGAGTTTTTTTGGAGAGATCTTTACACTTATGGATTTATTGATGAAGTAGGTAATGGTGTTGATTTTCCATTTGTAAACTTCGCACATTATCCATACATAAACAGTTTCTTCAGAGTTATACCTGAGGGAGCTAAATTCTCACCTATTCAAGGATTTAGTTTGAATACCGAGACAGTTGTAACAAAACCAATTATAGATGAGTGTGAGTAAGCAAATATTATTATCGGGAACGGTTAATAACCAAATCAATATACCAATCAATCTTGATTGGGAATACCTTGATGTTGATTCGGATATCGTTGAGTTTCAGGATATGGCTATCGAGGAACTATTGAAAACTGATAAGGATTTCGAAACAACAAGATTTGTCCACAGTGTCTATGAAAATAGGACAGATATAAATTATGAATTTTATTTCTTCGAAGGAAATGGTTTATCTAATCAAAACAATTGGAAGATAGATTATAGAGCGGAAGGATTCACAACACAAGAGATTTATTATTACACGAATCAATTCACAAATTCATTCTTCAAGTTAGATCTATATGATAGTCCAATTGAATCACAACAAAAGAACTACATAACAATTATATTACCAACACAACAAGGTATGAGGATGTCAACTCTAATGCAAAGCACTCAAGTTTTGATTAAAAAGCCACAATTTGTTTTAGATTATGTTGGAGATAAAGAAGGATTTTTTATTTATTGGTTGAAAAAAAGAAACTTTCTTGACATCAGTAGATTTTACATGACTGCTAAGTTTTTCGATGGAAAGACAGGTCAATTCGTAAGAATGATGAACAGACCCCAATCCTCAGTAGTTGGAAATAAGTATGCATTTAATTCAACAGACTATTTTTATTATAGAGTTGATTTAGATTATCCGACACACACTTACCAAGTGTTTGATACCTATTCTTTGGTTCCACAAAGAGTGGGAGGGCTAGTACCCATAAAATGGTATGAATATGTGAACCCATAATGGCATCAGATTACGTTTATAGAATATCCCCTGAAGTAATTCAAGGAGACATTTTTACAGTATATTATTCGGGAAATCCTGTTGGGATTTATTCAGGAATGACACAAGTATTATCAGGTGGACCTGGAGGTACGTCACTACTGACTGGACTGACAATTCCTATTATGATTACGGAAACTGCGTTGGATTGTGGTTATTATTCGCCATTTGATGGTGCTCTTCTACAGAAAGATGTGGTTACCAATTTTATATTCTCTTCAACAACAGGATCACCCTACACATATTATGTCTACAATACTTCAGATGAGTTTAAAAAATTCTTGGAGTTATCAACATACACAATAGACTGGGGTGACGGATCACCTGTTAATAATTTCAATCAACTTTCACCGGCATCAATATCACATCAATATCCGACAGTGGTGAGTGGTTATACGATTACATTATCACAGAAGAATCCATGGGGAACTAATACAGTAAAAAAACAAATCGTCACACCATATACCAATCCTATTATATTGAATCAACCAGGAACAGCTTTCTTTACACCAAACACAGGAAGTTGGTCTGCAACACCAATAAGTTATAATTTTATTTTCTCAGGTGATGCAGAGAACAATGTTCAAGATCAAAAAACAAGTGCATACATAACTGTTCCATATACAGTATCAGGTATTACAACATCAAGAATACAAGAGTTGGCTCAATATGGTCCACAGAAATTTATTGTTGGTGCTCCTGTAATAAAAAATAATGAAGTGTTTGGGGTTATTAATAACATTTCACCTCTTTACACAGGATATACCATTCAAAATGTTGACTATTACGACTATGTTGATGATGGAACAATATTCTTTGTAAAAAGTTCAGGATTAACTGAAAATGAATTAACTGCAGAATTCTTTTACAAAAATCCTGCACTTCAAAAAGCGGTTGGGGATGCTGAAATTGTAACTAATCTATATGTTGAGAGGGGAAAAAACTCGGCATATGAATATATCCAAAGATTGGGAGAGGTAGATAATGTGGGTGACCTTGAAAATTATGGTTATGGTTTCTTTAATGTGGAGACCAAATAAAGAGATAAACTATTTATAGAAAATAAATTAAAACATGGCAATAGCTTCATACGGTACAATAAGACCAGCAGACTGTTCACCAGATGATATGGAGATAATCTTGAATTACACTCCCTCAAGAGACGTTACAAACAACTTCGTACTGAAAAAATTGGATGCCAAGACATTGTTGAGACCTTATTTTAGTAATCAACAAGTAGGTGGGTCACCTGTAGAAATACTTGGTGGGTTATACAATTTAACCTTACCCGCAACAGAATTTAATGCATTAGGGATTTACACAATGTTAATCAGACCGGCACAGATTAGAACCTCAATCGTAGATTGTGGTGTTTTAAGTGCACTTCCGAATGTTAAGGGAATTATTTTAGATCTATCGTTAATACCACAAGAGTACAGAAATAAATTTGTGCCACAAGGATTAGTTGGATTTAGAATAGAATATTTGAATGATGATGGAACTAAAATTCCTAACTTCTTCAGAGTGGTTACATCCAACTTTTATTGTGAACCTGTTGTTACAAACCAAGTAAATGCACAACAAAAGTCAATCAGATATAGATACGTTGATAGTACTGCAAACTTAATGTTTTTAACATTATCACCTTCATCATCACCAACAAACAAACCAAACGCAACTCCATATATTGGACAACCCGATCAAGATATTATAATAACAAACACATTTTTCAATCCATTAACAATTGATATTGAAATGGTTGAATATGATGTTTCATCTCTTGCGATCGCACTTTACGGTAATCAAACTAAATCAATTGATGACGGTATCTACACAATTTACGATTCTAATAACAACATTTATAGACAATATAACTTGTTTGAAATTAGAGATCAGTTCAATGAGCTTCTATATGAGGTTAGACAGAACAGAGGTGATAATATCGATTTCAGTAAAAACTTTAATACTATCATTAGTTAATGGCAGTAACTCAGAAATATTTTTATCCTCCGAGACCCGCTTCAGGAACGAATACATTCTCGGATAACATCGTGGGTTTACAACTCGTTGATGGTGGGGGACTTACGCAGGGTAATTTCGAATTTACAACAGCAGTAACCGAAAAGGTTAATAGAACATTTAATATTGGAGCATTCTCTGAACCAATAACTTTAGAGAATCTTGACATTGATAGAATTAATGAAAGTAGATTAATCTTCGCTAAAGAATTTAGAGTTTATCCAAATTTAGATTTAACCGAAGTTACCAACTTTTCAATGTATGGATCGTTGGCGAAGAGACTTGAAGTTTCGATTACAAGAATTATTAATCATTTCCCGGCATCTTTGGATGTGAGGTATATGAGTACTGAATCTTTAACAGGATATACTGCAACAAATATCGTTTATGATTCTGTTAATGATGAAACAACGTTTACAATTGATGTTGATAGAATAGTTAACCCATTTGCGATAGATTATTCAATATCTGCGGCAACAAATATAATTGCACGAGAGATTGTAACATCACCGTTAAGAAATTTAAACCAAACTTATTTGGATTATTGTATTGCAATTACTAATACAGGTAATACAACTAATCCTTATGATATTTTCAAAGTATTATCTTTTGACCCATCAACAAGTTTATCATCAGGATATCTAACATTCTATGTTTCAGGATCTCCTTTTGGAACAACAGCAACAACTTATCAAAGTAACTTCCAAGTAAGACCTAATGATTTGGTTGTTGATCAAGTTTTTGCAGAAACTTTTAATGAGATTGAAAAATTCTTACTTAATAGACTTATTGATCCACCATACACAGCAGTATTTCAAGTACCGGCAGAAAATGAGAACGGACAAGTGTATACAAGTATTTCAACTTTAACATGGCCTTTAGATGGTACGTGGAATTTAGATATCACATCTCCAAGTTTCGAATACTATTTGGAGCAGATAGGATATGTTGCATCTGAATTAGACACTTACAAAACAGATTTATTATCAAGATTTTTAACACAAGAATCTTTCAAAGAGTTTGATACAAAAGAAAGAAAAGTTGAAAAGATTTTACAAATATATGGTAGAAGTTTTGATGAGATAAAGAAATTCATTGATGGTATGGCTAACATGACTTCAGTTAACTATACAGTACAAGATGACATTCCTTCGTTGTTATTGAAAAACTTAGCAGCAACGTTAGGTTGGGAACCGAATGTATCTCCAATTACTAATGAGAATTTCTTAGATTCTGTTTTCGGACAAACAAATGCACCGACATATCCTGGTTATACGAGAGCCTTAACACCTACAGAATTGAACTATCAGTTTTACAGAAACTTGATATTAAATTCGGGTTATTTGTTTAGATCGAAGGGTACAAGAAAATCGGTTGAATTCTTATTAAGATTGGTAGGTGCACCTGAATCCTTAGTTGAATTTAATGAAACAATTTATCTTGCGGACCAAAGAATTAATATGGAGCAATTTGCAACACAATATGCTCAAATATCAGGAGGTACTTACGTAAATAATGTTCCTTCTTTAGCTGCGGGACAAACATATAAAATACAAGGAAAAACATATACAGGATTTACTTCAACAACAACCTACGAACAAGTTAATTTAGAGGCGTCTGATTACCCTGTGGATATTTTGGGATACCCAACCGCACCTACAGACACTGAAGATTATTTCTTCCAAAAAGGAGCGGGTTGGTATGAAAGTACTCCACAACATAGAAGTCCTGAAATACCATTGGTAACACAAGTATTCACAGGTGCTAACCCTGACATACAAACACAATTAGAGCCGTTCACATATGGACAAATTTATTTGGACAGATTTAGAGATTTTCCATACATGACAGAAGGATTCAAACTTCAAAAAACAATAGATAATAAAAAGACATGGGTTGCGGATGACAATGATTTGAGAATTGCAACAGATGCGGGGTATGATGCTTATTACTATATTGATAATGAGAAGTTGGTGATGAATGCTAAGAATGTGGACTTATTCTTGAATCCAGGTCAAGGTTTAGTTTATGATGTTTGGACACAATCAAGATTGTATAATTACCCGATACCTGAGAGCGGAATGACTTCACCATTTCCAACACCGGGGGGAGTTGATTGGACATTTATCAACCCACAGCCAAAGAAGAAGACATTTTTTGAGTTTGCACAAACATTTTGGCAAAACACAATTAATGTTAGAAATAGAATGTACATAACAGACGGACATACCGGAGGTTATCCAACATTATCTTCAATCTTTTGGAAATATTTGGAACAACAAAATACTATTGGAATTCCTAACAACCAATACACTTATCAAAAACTAATTGATTATGTAGAAGGGTTAGGTCCGTATTGGATGAAGTTGGTGGAACAAATGATTCCAGCAACAACAATTTGGAATACAGGAACAAGATTTGAGAACTCAATATTCCAAAAACAAAAATATGTTTACAGAAGACAAAGAGGATGTCAGTTTGTACCAGTACCGGCTGATTGTTGTTATATCATAGGAAATGTTTTCAATTACGACTGTTCAACAGAGTTTGTTGAATTTGGAGTATACCCATGGTTAAATGGAGATGCATCCGTTAGTAACTTCCAAGGAATACTTGCGAACAGATTACAGAATTTTTTAACTGAAGAAGGACTTACACTTAATGAGTGTATTACAAGTACACTTACAACACAGTGGTATGTTGATATGAGAATCGGTGATGAAGTTTTGATATTTGCACCTTTTTATGAAGGATTTGGGTTGAATGATGTTCCAAGTAGATCACTTTGGAAAAACACACTTTCAGCAAATTTAGATAATTTATACAATTATGGATTGAATTACTTCATCAATGGAAATATATTAAATGTGACAAATATGGATTGTGTTCCAAAAAACTTAGATCAGACTTTAAGTTTGAATGTAGGTATAAATTTATCAATAAGTTGTGTTAATTAATGGCGTCGTTTAATTATGTAGTTAATGTTACAGGGGATTGTCAGAACGATGGTACTGGATCAATCTCAGTTGGATTCTCAGGAGGAACTCCACCATATACCGTGCAGTGGATTAACCCCTATAATAGTGGTGATATATTCAACTATTTGGCATATGACTATAGTTTCATCGATCCAAATTCATATTTTTTAACATATTCGGTCCTAACTAACCTTTCGGCTAACACATATACATTTAGAGTAAACGATTCTACAGTACCTGTCAACTTAGAATATGCGGTAAACGTTCCAGTTTCATCAGGAAACTGTACAAGTATTATTGATGTATCTGCAACAACATGTAATCAAAATAATGGTAGTGTTTTAGCGGACGCAAGTTCAGATTATTCCGACACAGCCTATATTCTTTTCACCTCCAATGGTGAAATGGTTCAATCAGGAATTACTGCCTTAGATCAATTAACATTCCAAGGACTATCTGCGGGAACATATTATGTTTCTTCAATTGATTACGGAGGATGTACAGGAACTTCTCAATCTTTTGTTGTCAATTCATCGGTTGAAGTTGATTATGGATTTTATCCTGTTGACGACACACAATGTGGTGCTGCTTCAGGTAGAATTATCATCACAGGACAGACAGGAGTACCACCATGGACATATATTTGGAATGATGGAAGTACAGGAAGTACCATCACAGGACTAACTGCCGGTACGTACAGTGTTAAAGTGACAGACGCGACAGGATGTTCAAAAATTAAGAGCCAAGCAATAGGTCAAATAGACCCCGTTGGGTTGGGAGGATTTACTGTAGACCAAGTACCAACTTGTTTGAACTCTGATGGTATCATAACCATGACAATAACAGGTGGAACAGGACCATATTACTATTCTGCATCAACAGGAGCAATAGATGTGAGTTATTTGAAGACATTCCAATTGGTTGGAGTTCCTGCAGGATCATATAACTTCATGGTAACAGATGCTGCGTTATGTAAATTCACAACGGGTATCGATTTGGCAACAGAAAATGGTATTTCTGATATTATTTTGTCTGTTACACCAAGTTCATGTAGTAATGCAGATGGATCTATTTTAGTAACTGCCTTAGGAGGAACATCACCGTATACATTTACGTTAATTTATCCTGACTCATCAACATTTTCAATAACTTCCAATGCAGGATCTTATACATTTAGTGAATTATCAGGAGGAACTTATACAATTATATTAGAAGACTCAACAGGTTGTTATTTCTTGAGTGAAAGTGCCTTATTATCTAGTAACTCGTTTACTATAACAGCGACTACAACAGGAACTACTTGTTCTGCAAGTAATGGGACGATTGTTGTTGAGAAATCTACAGGAGGTATTGCACCTTTTGACTACTCACTTGACGGAATCCAAAACATAATTGATACAACAGCTAGTGCTGTTACATTCACTAATGTTACTGCAGGACAACATCAAATTTCGGTTACTGATTCATCGGGATGTACTCAAACAACTCAAGTTTATGTTAGTCCAAGTACACCACTTTCTTACAATTTATATTCAACATCTTGTGGTCAGGGATCTGAAGGTACAATAACCGCATTTATCTCTGATGGAATACCTCCATTTACGTATGAGTGGTCAAGTAACGTTGCATCCAACCCACAACAAATTAAAGTAACAGGATTAACTGCGGGAACTTATTCATTAACCGTTATTGATTCAAGTGGATGTAGTCAAACAAGAACAACAACAATCGATTGTGATAAAACATACGTTTCATATCAAAGTTATGTCATGGGTGCAGAGATATTCTCTGTGGTTGCAGGAACAAAGAGAGGTATGTTACAATTGATGAACGAAGGATTTGACGATTTAACACAAGGAAATACAAACTGTGTTTTAGTTTCTGCAGATTTTACTGCAAAAGTTGAAATACAACCACAAGGTACAGTATTAGAACAATATTTTTATACAAGCACAAGTTTAGTTCAAGCGCCACCTGATAGTTTATACTATTCTACTATCGAAACATTACTTGAAAGTATTTGGGGAATTGGTGATGTAACAATTGATCAGTTGACCAATGAAATCACAATAAGAACAGATAGAAGTGAAACCATATTAAATAATCAAGAAGTGAAAGTTGAACTAATTATAGTATACGACATTAAGTGCTTGACATGACAAGAGTAGAAATTTTAGCAGTAACGGGTACAACCCCAATAAATGTATATGTCTCAGATTATTATGGTAATTATGAGACATTAATTTATACAATCACCTCAGGTAGTTCAATTCCTCCTGCCACGGGTGCAACTCTTTCATCAGTATTTGCAACGGCGCCTGCTATTTTGTTAAAAATGGTGGACGCAAATGGGTGTGAAAAGATAGAATTACTTGAATGTAGATTCGGTTGTTCATTCTTAATTACAATTCAAGCAGCATCTTGTGTTACAGATATTACGATAAGTACATCATCTTGTGACGTGGGTGGATTAGCTGTTGTAGAAGCAAGTTGTGTAACAACATTAAGTGTTGAAGACCCTAATTGTGGGTTAGTTTTAACTTGATTTAAATTTTTAAACAAATATGGAAGATAAATTACTAAAAAAAAGTATTTATTAAAAAAATCTTGAATGAGCTTATATTCTATATTTGTTGTTAATACTGCTCCTGGTTGTGATAACTCAATTGAACAACAATTAAATGTTTCTGGTTGTACCAATTATATTGTTAGATTAGCTTCTAACTCTAACGCGTTAGGTCCGTTCGACATTTATTTGGATGCTATTGCACCTGCTAATATTTTATATTCTGCCGTTACAAGATACGAAATGTTTAATGGTGTTGTTGTTGAGTTAGAATGTACTCTTACACCAACTCCAAGTAACACACCAACTCCGACACCTACAGTTACAACAGGATTAACGCCTACACCAACTGAAACTAATACACCAACACCAACAAATACTCCATCGGTTTCTGCAACCGAAACAAGTACACCAACTCCAACAGGTACACCAACTCAAACACCTTCTAATACACCAACAGGTACTGCGGGAGCAACATCAACGCCAACACCTACTGGAACACCAACAACAACACCTACAACAACTTCAACTCCGACACCTACAACAACTACAACATTAACAGCATCACCAACACCGACTGAGACTTCAACGCCAACTCCAACACAAACACAAACTGCAACACAAACTTCAACTCCGACACCTACAACAACTACAACATTAACGGCATCGCCAACACCAACTGAAACTCCTGCTGCAACCGCAACTGCAACACCTACTGAAACTCCAACGACAACTCCAACTACAACACAAACTCCAACACAAACAGAAACACCAACAACAACACCGACCGAAAGTCCAACTAATACACCAACACCATCTGTAACACCTTCAATAACTGCGTCTCCAACTGAGACAATGACACCGACACCGACAGCAACATTAACACCTACTGAAACGGTAACACAAACTCCATCACCAACAGTAACTGCAACACCAACGTTCACACCTACAGAGTCACCAACACCAACACCTTCAGTAACTGTAACGGCTACGCCAAGTATGACT